GGTCGGGGGTGTCCTAGGTCTATCAAAAAGCCTACCACCCTTAGCACTATTGCACTGAGAGCAGAGAACTTGCAAGTTAGATGGGTTGTCATCGCCTCCATGAGTTCTTGGGACGATATGGTCAACGCTTAGTCGTTCCTCAGTGCCACACATCTGGCAGCATCCATCTCTACGGATTATCTGCTCTCGTATCCGTCTCCATTGAGCCGTACTACCTGAGCCTTTAAGACTGGACATACACACTCTTCTTACATCTATTGCATAGTGCGTAATGGATAGTCTCATGAGACCAGTATGTAAAGTCATGACCGAATAGGAAGCAACGCATTAGTGCCATCCTCTCTTAGTCCAGTGAGTCCATGCCCTGCATGTATCACCATCATATCTATGCTCAATATAGCGTAAGCCTAAGTCTATCTGTTCTATTGCGCTTAAGTCTTTAGCCATAGGATTCTTTATCTGTAACAATCCATATACATAGGATTTAGTAGGGCTTGATAAGTTACCTATTGCGTTTGGATTCCATGCACTTTCTTTACCTATAAGCCTTGATAGGCATATTGCTTCATGCTTAGGTAAGACTAAACGTACATAATCTTTTGGTTGAATGGCATCTATTGAGCCACCATCTGCTACCTGCATAGGTATAGATAGAGATATCCCAATAACGGCGGCTACCCCCCGAGCTACGCGTAAGCGGCTCGGTGTGAGCCCTTCGTGGGCTCTAGCCTGTAGAGTACCGTACCTGTCAAACCTATCGGTAAAACCGCAGGTCAGAACGGCGTGTCTAATTGTCTGTAGAGTAGAAGCCGTTTCCTTTGAACTGGATATTAGGAACTGAGTAAATCTTTTGCATGTCCGAATGGCAGAACTGGCATATAACTTTATGTGGTTCATGGATAGATAACTCCTTCTCATACCTCAGATTTGCCTCACAGTCATCTGAAATACACTGAAATTCATAAATCGGCATTAGCGCATGTCCTGCATGGGACGTCCTTTATCTTCCATGAGCCGCACTGGTTGCATCTCTCAGGCTCCAAGTTTACCGTGTCTTGCTGTAAATCTGCGTAACCTGCCTTAAGCAATAAATCAACCAAGTCTTGAAACCTCATGAAAGCAAGATACTGAGAAGCATCTTCGCCTTGTCCATTCATGCGGCACACCACGAACGGAAGGTCATGGGACACAACCGCTCTCTTCTCGGCTTGTTTGATAAATGCCAGAAAATCTAACTTAGACCTTGCCTTTACCTCAATATCGAACGGGACATTAAGGATGTCTTTGCCTGACCCTCTGCCGACGCTTGCGCTTCTCCACCATTGCGAGAGATAGGCTGCAACCACTCGCTCAGTACGAAAGCCTCGGTGTTTTCTGCTCTGACTTGGCATTGATTAGGTTATGCCTTGCCAGCAGAATTAACGGTGCCACACTTGCAAGTCCATGACTGCTTCATGTAGCGCTCTTTAATCTGTGCAATAGATGGATGTTCGTTGCAACTATCGCAGATAATCGCCCATCCCATGTCCTGAAGAATCTGAGCCGATGCTCGAATATGAGCCATCGCCTCTTCATCTGGAAATTCTTCCCATTCATTATCTTGATTCTGAAAATATAATTTACCCACGTTTCACCTGCGGCTGCCAAGTTCCATCTTTGGCTACTTCATACCAGATAGGGTCACATGGTACTTGTCCACCCGGCATGTCTCTAGTGCTAGATTCTGGACATCTCCACATCCCATAGTTCTTGCCAGCCTTGCTCGTTCCAGTCTTCCATATTCGAGCCCCATGTACGCAACTCTCTTCCGGCGCAGTCCCACCTAGTAATTGCTTCACCGTGTCTACTGCTGTTTCCATAGTCGCTGGCGGTGCTGCTTCCCATTGAGTCCATGGGTCAGATTCTACTGGAACTGGCACATATTGTTTAGAAGTATCAGCCATCTTAGCCTTTACTTCTTCGATATTAGCCTTTACTTCAGTAGCCTTAACGACCTTGCTCATTTCTTCACGAGAAGCCCGCTTACCCTTAGTAGCATAACCAGCGTTTGCCAGAGCGCGACCAATAGCGCTAGTCTCACAGTTTTCCAGAGCCGAGGTTGCATTAACACCTCTGCCGGTAACAGTCTCTTCGGCCAGCCCGGTAGACCATGGCCGTAAATCAACTTCCGTCCTGAAGATAGAAGCCTTAACAATATAACGTCCTGCGCTGCTATCCAATATCTCTGTGTGAATCTGACCATCTGGGTGTTCCTTCCAATACTTGATAAGGCGCTCTTCTACTGTCTCGTAATCATCTAAATTAAACATAAAGTTCGTTCTCCTCAGTTCTTAGTTGTCCTGATATAGCAAAGTATGCTGCTCCGTCGATGTAATTATCGACTTTTCCAGTCTCCATTGACCTAGCGATTTTGACCAACGCCAGACACATAGCCACTTGGTAGTCTGTAATCGGCATTTCGAGGTATGCAGACCATAAGGATGCTGTTCTGGACATGTTGTCTGTCGGGTGTCCATAGTCCAAGCCACGGTCTTGGATGATAGCCCTGGCTTCGTTAAGGTAGTCACCGGCGTTCATCCGTTAACTCTCTGAAATTGCTCGATACGGCCTTCAATTTGGCCGTCATGCTTACCTGTTTTATACATAAGAACTCCAACTAGGAGATGAGTACCTAGTAGGATTAACTGTAGAACTGTCATGTTATCTCCCTTTGTAAGGTAGAAGCGGGTTATATTCGCAAGCACCACCTAGGAGTATTCCCGCCCCTACAAAGAGAACATTACAGTGGTAACTCCACCTCGACTAGCACATTTTGATAACGAAATGGTAACAATTCTGTAGCGTCTACCTGGTCGTCAATAGTTCGCTTAATGTCAACGTCTAGGTCGTCCATAGACTTTCCCTTGGACTATAAAAGTCCCGTTTTTCTCGATGTTGATTAGGTCCACTTGAACGGCTGAATTCTGAACGTACATGATGGCGAAAGCCTGTTGCCAGTTTGCTGTTCCCTTGGTGTATGAAGCCTGCTTAAAGTCCATCAAGTTACCTACCTCGACACCATGCAGAACACGCCCTAAACGGCCTCCTGAGGCCTCTGTAAAGGCGCTGCGGCCTGCTCTGTGAGTGTGTCCCGAGATTACGTTTTTACCGTGTCTACGGGCCGCCTCTAGGGCTGATAAGCCACCTTGGGGCTTGATAGGCGTATGGTCGCCATGTACCGCTATCCAGCCTGGCGCGATGTTCATAGGGTTCTTATGGAAGGTAATACCTAGTTCATCGAACTTCATAAACTTCTCGAATCGTAACTCTGGAAGGCTGAGAAACGATGGAATCTTCTTCATGATGACGTTATATAGTCTATCTGTATGGTTGCTTCGGATGCAGTCAGTAACACCCAATTCCCAAAGGAGGTCGACGCACCGGTCACGGTCATCGCCAAGACTCTGCTCATAGGCTTGAGGGGTTCCCTCACTCCATTTAGAGATGGTCTGGAAATCAATCTCATCGCCTATCGTAACTGTCTGGTCTGGCTTAAACTTCTGTAAGAATTTTGCTATGTTCTGAGTAACATGTACGTCCTCGAAAGGAACCTGTAAGTCGCTCAGGATAACGATTCTTTTCATTTAATCCTCGTCGTCGTCCTCGTAGGGTATGTTGTCGATTCGATTAGGCAGGTTAGGAATAATCCAGTCAGGGAAATTGTCTCTATCCGAAAGCAACCAGAACGCATGGGTTTCTGTAAACCCGGCTCTACGCAAAGACTTGTAATACTCGTTAAGCGCTATAGCATAAGCGTCTAGTGCAGAGTAAGTATCTAGGTCTATGACTGGTCGTTTTCTTGCCATGAGATAAGTGTTACTTACCTAACAGTTCGATTATGGTATCGACACGCGCCTCTAAACGATTGACTTGGTCCTTGATTGAACCGCCCCCGTTTGGCTTGAGTTCGCTTAGGTAATGCTTAATCATAAACTGGACATAAGCCGCTACGCCGCCTAAAACTGTAATGATTGCAACGGCGATAGCCGCGAAGTCCTGCGCGGTCATTTCTTAGGAGATGCGTAACCGAAGACGCCAGCCACGATTGAACCAAGGATTGCTCGGTAATCTAGAGCGAAGTTAGAAGTGGTTCCCCAGACTGCAAGAAATGCTCCTACTGAGATTATTGCTGGATGCTTCATATTCATAGTGTCCCGCCTAACATGGGTATATTAAAGAACGAACCGTCTGTATCGCCCTTAGTAGTGAAAGAGATATGGCAATGATGGTTATGCGGGTTGCTTCCCGAATACTTTCGCCAGCGCCAGCCCATGCGAGACGATGCGATGCGTCCGTTGAATATGACGTAGGAAATTCTTTTGTCTCCGGCCTTGGCGCAAAGTCGAATCTGGTCAGCAATGTCTGGCATGAGGTCGGGTTTCGCTGAACCAGATACATCTCGGTCAACGTCGATAGCCCTAACCGTTGCGCTATCAGCGCTTGGTATATGGTCAGACTTACCACCTGCGACATGGCGAGCATCTGCGACCCACCCGTCACTGGCTCTATCTCGGTCCGGAAAACTATCGTCGAATTGCTCACGAAGTTGTTTCCCGGCCTTGCATAACTTTGGGGTCATGCCAGTAAAAGAGCGGCTTCGTCTGCTGTAATGCCTAGGCGCTCGAGTAGGGCAGCCTTAGCAGTTGCAGCGGCTTCTGCCTGTGCATCTTCTTCTGCCTTCTTCTCGGCTGCTAACTCTGCCTGATAAGCAAGTTCAGCAACCTCGGCATCGGTGAGTTCAATGATTGACTCAACGCCTGTTTCGCAGTTGATTTCGATTCGTGTTGGATTAGGCATTTTTTACTCCATATAGGTAGGCGGTTGAGTATTGCGCCCATAAGCCATAGGCGGCGTTCATGGGCAGACCAATAGAAGTGATAGCGGCAGTATTGCTCCAAAGATTAGCAATTAAACCACTCAAGGCGGTTGTTGCATTTGTCTCGCTAATGAAATCAACCGAGACTGATTTGTTAGTCGAAGAATTACAATTCGGGATATAGATGAATAAGTTGCCAAACGTGTTTGATGTTGTCAACGATGAACTTACGTCGCCAAACTCGCTAGATGAACCGCTATTGCCTGATGATGCGCTTGAGCCGTCACCATAAAGCCCGCGATAAGACCAACTTGACGATGAGCCGTTAAAGGTTCCTCGAATTGGAGCCCAGTTCTGCCCAGCGTTTGAGGTGGTTCTACCTGAAACGTAGATGGCTAAATCTGTGTAAGTGCTAGGGATTGAGGTAAAGTCAATAGAAGCAGCCCCACCAGCACCAACAGTAGAAGAAGCGATAAGTTCAAAGGTGTTTGCCATTATGCCGCCTGAATTCCGTATAGGGTAAGAGTAAAGCCAGCCGCAAAGTTTTCG